CCAGCGCCCAAGTCGGCAGCCGCAACTGCTCCAATGGAAGGTGCGACCGGCGGCTTTTACTCGCCTGCTGATGAACCGGCGGCAGAACCGGAAAAGCGCGCCGGGTTTCAGACGCAATTTGCCAAGACTGTTCGGCATGGTTCTTTGCCAACTGAACAAGGCGGCTCGGTCGACCGTGAAATCATCGAACACATGGCAGAAGAAGCCAATCAAAATCCCGATGATTTGGCGGCTGAAATTGCGCGCATCCGCTCTTTTCGCAAACCAATCGGAGCTTATTCACAGAAGCTTGCACTTCCGGCGCGAACAGGTTATCATCGGCACTGGTTTAACGACACCGCAGGACGGGTCGGTGAAGCAATCAATAACGGTTGGGCGCATGTCAAAGGCACTGACGGCAAACCAATCGCTCGCTGCGTAGGCACTGGCCGAGACAAGGGCGCGCTCTACGCTTATGCGATGGAAATTCCCGAAGTCTTTTGGCTGGAGGATATGGCAGCAAGGCACGAAGCTGCATCGGACAAGGTTGACGCCCTGAAATCGTCCCCCTTCTCGTCCAAGCCGGGTCAGGCTAAACCTGCCGATAAGGGCAAGTTTTACGATCCGACCGACGCGCAGGCAGGTCCGCTGCAGGTCGAGCGCAACTAATCCCGCCACTGGCGGCGAGTTCTTAGGCAAGATCACAGGCAGGCGACTATCGCCAAAACCCCGTGCAACCCTTTCTTAAGGATTCGCCGCTATGGCAAACAGCAATTTCCCGCAGGGCATTCGCCCAATCAATGACAATGGCACACCTTGGTCCGGTCAGGGCCGTATGGTTTGTTTTCCGGCCTCACAGGCCACCAACATTTTTCTTGGCGATCCATTGGTTCCGCTTGGCGGCACTGATGCTTTTGGTGTCCCCCTTGTGGGCATCGCTACCGCCGGCGCTGGCAACAACGTCCTTGGCGGCTTTATCGGCGTCTGCAATGGGCCGCAAGGTTCGCAATCGACGCTGACCCGCGACCTTCCGGTTTACCGGCAGGCTTCCATCCTGAACTATGGCTTTATTTGCGACGATCCCAACCAGCTCTATGCTGTGCAGGAAGATAGCGTAGGCGGTGCCATCGCGGCTGCAACTGGTGGCTTCGCCAACGGTAACCTCGTCGCTGGTACGGGTTCGACCGTAACCGGGTTTTCTGGCTGGCAATTGCAAAGCTCGTCCGTTTCGGCATCGGCCAATGCGACCTATCAGGTTCGCATCGTCGGCCTGTTGCGCGGTCCTGACAACGCCATCGGCACCAATGCCGATTGGGTGGTCCGCATCAACTTGCCGTCGCTCTGGTCCACTTCGGGCGTTTGATCCGCCAACAATTTTGAAGGAGTACACATTATGGCTACTGTTGGCGGCGTCATTACAACTGGCGCACACCCCAAAGCCCTTTGGCCCGGTATTCAAACGTGGTGGGGTCGTCAATACGACGAACACGCGCAGGAATATCCCGAATGGTTCGAGGTTGAATCTTCGGACAAGGCCTATGAAGAGGACGTTGAAATCAGCGGCTTCGGCGTTCTGCGTGAAAAGGATCAGGGCGCTGCTCTGAACTATGACGCAGAAGTGCAGGGCGCAGTCACTCGGTACACGCACGTTGCGTATGCTGGTGGCTACATCGTCACCTTCGAAGAGCTGCGCGACAACCTGTACGAAGTCGTTTCGAAGCGCCGTGCGGCGATGCTTGCCTTTGCTGGCCGGCAGACCGAGGAAATCGTCGCTGCGAACGTGTTCAATCAGGCGTTCAATTCGGCCTATCCGATTGGCGATGGTCAGGCGTTCATTTCGTCCACCCACCCAACGCTAACCGGCAACCAATCGAACTTGCTGGCCACCAGCGCCGACTTGTCCGAAACCGCTATTGAAGATTTGGGCATTCAGATCATGCAAGCCACCGACTATCGTGGCAACAAGATCAGCCTGATCCCCAAGGCGCTCGGCATCTCGCCAGCCAACTGGTTCGACGCAAATCGCATCATCAATTCGGTGCTGCAAAACGACACGGCCAACAACGCGGTGAACGTCATCAAGGCTTCGGGCATGTTCCCCGACGGCATTCTGACCAACCACTACCTCACCTCGGCAACCTCGTGGTTCATCAAAACCAACGCCCCTTACGGAGCGCGTTTCATGTGGCGCGATAAGCCTATCTTTGACACAGACAACGAATTCGACACACGTAACGCGAAAGCCGCACAATATATGCGATTTTCTTGTGGTGTCACGGACTGGCGCTCGTATTTCGGAACACCGGGGATTTGACGCCAATCAGTAACGGCTGATCTAAAAAAAGGGCTGGGGGCAACCCCGGCCCTTTTCATTTGCGCGTGGCGGGGGTATTGTTTTGACATGCAACGGATTATTGAAGCCCTTAGAATTGCTGTTTTGCTGTTCATTTATGGGTTCGGGCTGTTTGCGCTGGGGCAGATGATGTTTACCAAGCCTCATGCGCAGCGGGACATTGGTGATACACCTTGCGCCCCACATGCGCACTGGCGGTGGACAGGTATCCTTGATGGGGAGCCTTTTGAATTGGTCTGTATGCGGGATATGGACCTACCGGCGGATTAATGGTAGTTTCCGGCGTCAACTGATTTGAACCTGATCTGGAGAACTCTTATGGCTTATGGCAGCAAGAAACTCGAAACCACCGGCATGAATGCCCACAAGGATATGGCTGGGGCCGGTTCCAAGGGGAATTTTGGCGTTGGTGCTTATCCGGGCCGCACGGCTTCGCATCCTGATCGCGGCATGAAGCATGATGTTTTGCCCGACAGCGCCCGCTCTGCGGCGCACAACGGAATGCAAGGCGCACCGGATCATGGCATTGGCAAGGGTGTTGCTGACCATTTCCAGCGCGGCGGAAAGTGCTGACCGATGGCGCAGGGCAAATATGAAGGCAGCCGCGCCGATAAGGCAAATGACAAGCGGGAAGCCAAAAAGAGCGGCATGTCCATGAAGGCGTGGGAGAAATCCCCCGCCGACAAAAAAATGGACAAAGCCGGACAGAAAGCGCTCGACGCCAAAAAGCGAAAGAAGAAATGACCCGCGTTGTTCCTGCCGATCTTGTTCTTGAGCCAATGCCTGATGGCTTTACCGTCAACATTCAAGATGATGGTGTGGTCATCAAGGCAACGGCAATTATTGAGGGCAGCCGGTACGAGATTGGCTTGCGGCCAGAGCGCGAGGACAGCGCCATTGCAGCGGCTCAATCCGAGCTGCGCAATGGCATTTGGCACCTTATGGAATACAGCCGCCTTGGCCGTCTTGACCTGATGCGGTACGCTTCTGCGGAACGGCACAAAGGCCGGCCAACGGTGTGATTGACTAAGGGGCCATTTCAGGCGATAAGGATTGCGGGTACTGTTGAAGTCACCGCACTGAACCCGATGAAACTGAAAGACCCACGTTCGGGTCCAGCATCGGAGAATTATCATGGGCGCTGCAACCACATTTTATGCACCTGTTCACCGCGTTCTTGCGCGAAACAACAATGGCAATACCGCGATCCCGCTTAATGCGGCACCCAATATCGACTATCTCGCATCCGGCCTGCAAGATCATCGGTTCCAAGCAAATGCGCGTGGATCGTCTGCTACGTTTCCGGCCTATCTTGGCTGGTATGGCGGCGCTCAACCCGTTGTCGCCAATTATGTGCCGAGTGCGATTGCCACGGCCAACATTGCAGCGCTTGCCAATGTGGTGAGTGGAACGGCAATGACATTGCGCGCTGCGACTGGTGCGGGCATTACCGTGCTTTCAGCGGCGGCTCCTGCATTTCTTTTGCCCGCCAGCGTGACTTTGAGTGCCGGCGTTGTGATTGACGCATTGCCTTCGTTGCAATTGTTTGGCACCGCCGGCAACGTCACGACAGGGTTCTATAGCCGCCAAACTTGTGTTGGCCGCGCAGTCTCAATTACCGGTGTCGTTAGCACGACTGGGGGTGATTTTATTGTCTATGGCTATGACATCTATGGCTATCCGATGACTGAAAAAATCACGGCGGCGGCGGGTGTGGCGACGACCAACGGCAAAAAAGCGTTCAAGGCGATCACGTCGATTGTGCCGCAATTCACCGATGCTCACAATTATTCGGTTGGGACGGCTGACATTTTTGGCCTTGGCATTCGCGCTCCAAACTTTTGTGATACGCATATCAACTGGAACTCGACGCTGATT